GAGATATTTCTTAAGCGAATTGATAAAAGGTGTAGGACTAGATCCAGCAACTTGGGTATCACTCAATCCTGTAGCGGTAGCAATGGCAATGGCACAACCTCAAGCAGAATGTGGATTTAAACCTCGTAGCGAAAGTATGAACTATAGTGCTTCAAGATTAAGAGTAGTTTATCCTAGTAGAGTCAAATCAACTGCGTTTGCTCAAGAACTTGTAGCGGCAGGCCCAGCGGCAATTGGTAATACACTATACGGTAACAGATACGGTAATGCTCAAAATGAAGGTTACAAATATCGTGGTAGAGGACTTATTCAATTAACATTTAAATCTAACTATGAAAAATATGGCGGACTAGCAGGAGTTAATATTGTTGACAATCCTGAAATGGCAAACGATCCAACGGTTGCTACAAAACTAGCAGTAGCATATATTAAATCTAAAGGTATAAATTGGACAGATCAAAGTTTTGCTTCTTTAGGATCTGCATTTGCCAAAGCAGTTGGATATTCTGATCCTGGCGGAAATGAAACTGCTAGACGTATTGGTATTGGTAAAGGATTTTATCAAAAAATTATTAACGGAGAAATGATTCCGTTAGCATCATTAACTACAACTGCTTATCCAGGAACAGGTACAGTTTCAATTATTGAAACTAAATTGGAAGCAGGAAATGCGAGTGAAAACAATGCCTCATAGATTTACTGTAAAAAAGAATAACGAGTTAATAACTTACACTGACTTTGATCAAATACCTAACGACTTTGATCATGTAATAGAATTTTTACCTGAGATACCACCAGAGCCACACACTGAAGAACAACACGAAGAAATAGAACAATGGAATTCAAAATTACAAAAATTAATGGAGATTGAACGTGCCCGCAGTATGTAGAGGTGATAGTGTAGATTCTGATGTAGCACACTGTTCTACGCCAAAAAGAGATCAGTGTAGCGGAGATGTATTTGTTGATGGTACAGGAGTATCTCGTCAAGGCGATAATAACACTTCACATGAATTACCACCAGCACCTTGCCCAAGTCACGAGGCACCGATTACTACAGGAAGTACAAAAGTATTTGTAAACGGCAAAGGATGCGGTCGTATAGGAGATGCTATTACAGGGTGTACAAGCGTAGCAACAGGCTTCAACAAAGTTTTCGCCGGCGGATAAAATAAGGTAAATACAGTATGGCAGATTTATACAAAGAAATTAAAGTTAAAGGTGAAAAAAGTCCTAAACCTCCTGTACAGCAAAAAGCATACAGAGGCTTTAGCACAGTCAATCCTGATAATACTTCATTTCAACAGTATGACTTATCATTGATTAAACAAGACTTAATTAATCACTTTAATATACGTCAGGGAGAAAAGTTATCAAATCCTGAATTTGGTTGTATTATATGGGACGCACTATTTGAACCTTTAACTACTGAACTTAAAGAAGCAATAGCAACAAATGTTACTGGAATTGTAAATTACGACCCAAGGACATTAGCAACCGGTGTACAAGTTAGTGAATATGAATCTGGCATACAAATTGAATGTACACTAAAGTATTTACAATATAATATTAGCGAAAACGTTAAATTGAACTTCGATAAAGCCAATGGGTTATCGTGACACAATTAAGTACTGCTATTATTAAATATCATAAATACTAGCATAGTTAAGAAGGATAGCCGATGTCGTCAACAGATAGACAAAATAGACTGCTTTTAGCAGAAGACTGGAAAAAAGTATATCAAAGCTACAGGAATGCAGAATTCCGTAGTTATGATTTTGATACCTTACGAAGGGCGATGATTAATTATCTTCGTACTAACTATCCTGAAGATTTTAACGACTATGTAGATACATCAGAATACCTTGCTCTCATTGATATGATTGCGTTCTTAGGTCAAAATATTAGTTATAGAGTTGATCTAAACTCTAGAGAAAACTTTTTAGAATTAGCTGAACGTAGAGAATCAGTTCTCCGTTTAGCTCGTATGCTATCATACAACGCAAAACGTAATCAGCCAGCAAACGGATTACTTAAATTTGAAACAGTAAGCACTTCAGAAAACATTACTGATAGTAACGGATTTAATTTATCAGATCAAACAATTATTTGGAATGATCCAAGTAACAGTAATTGGGCAGAACAGTTTAAGCGTGTTCTTAATTCTGCGCTTCCTAGAAATAATACAATTGGTAGACCGTCTAAAAGTAGTAAAATTAACGGACTAACTACTGAGCAATACAGACTTAGTGCTACTAACTCAGATGTTCCAGTTTATACATTTAATAAACCAGTAAATGGTTTACCTACACAGTTTGAAATTGTTTCAACTGACATTGATGTAACGGCAAAAGTTATTAGAGAAGAAAATCCTATTCCAGGAAACAATTTAGCATTTTTGTATAGAGAAGATGGAAGAGGAAACGCAAGTAATAACACAGGATACTTTGTGCATTTTAGACAAGGTAAATTAAATTCTTCAGACTTTAATGTTCCAAGTCCAACATCTAATCAACGTATATCTATTGAAACAGAAAATATTAACCAAACAGATATATGGCTTTGGGGAACAAACGACGCTGGCCAAGAAGATACTCTTTGGCAACCGGTTGATAGTGCTGAAGGAAATAATGCTATCTATAATAGTATTGTTAAAGGTGTTAGAAATTATTACGTTGTTCAAACTAGACAAAACGATGAAGTTAGTTTAGTATTTGCTGACGGAACGTTTGGCAATATTCCTTCCGGAGCATTTAGAGCTTATTACAGAACAAGTGCTAACAGGTCAATGAAAATTAATCCTGAAGAACTTACAAATATTACAATCACAATAGACTACTTGAGTAAAGCCGGTACAACAGAAACAATGACTATTGGAGTTGAACTTAAAGAACAAGTTACTAATGCTACAACAAGTGAATCTACAGCAAGCATTAGAACAAATGCTCCGCAAACTTATTATACACAAAACAGAATGGTTACAGGCGAGGACTATAATATTGTTCCTCTAACAACTAACCAAGAAATTGTTAAAGTAAAATCTATTAACAGAACTACTAGCGGTATTAGCAGATATTTTGATCTTAAAGATGTTACTGGAAAATATTCTAGTACAAATTTATATGGAAGTGACGGAGTACTATATAATGAGCAATATGTAGATAAACGTTCTTTTACATTTAATACCCAAACAGATATTGAAGGTACTATTGAAAATACAGTACTACCGATTATACAAAACAGAGCAACTAATAATTTTTACTTTGCTAACTATGCTAAAATTATTGTAAGTGATTTAAATGCTACTTGGACACAAAGTTCAAAGGGTACAAATATATCAACTGGATTATTAAAAAACAGTAATGAATTACCATATGATACAGGTACATTTACTGGAGGTTCTTTAAAGTATTTAGAAGCAAATGCCTTGCTTAAATTTAAACCACCAGCAGGATTTTATTTTAATGATAAAGGTGGTCTAACAAGTAACGCTTCTGAAAAAGGAGTATCAACTTATAAATGGGTCAAAGTTATTAGCGTAGCAGGCGCTGGTACAGCAGTTGATAGTGTAACAGGTGCTGGACCAATTGTATTCAATGATATTGTTCCTGCTAATAGTATACTTGAAGAAGTTAAACCAAAACTTGTAAAAGATATTTCAGCAGATGTTAGAACACAAATTATTGATCAAGTTTTTGCTTATAAAACATTTGGATTACGTTATGACCAAGCTACAAGAACTTGGCGTGTAATTATTAATGAAAACTTGAATATTTACGATACGTTTAGTAATGGTAAAACAGGTGACGTTACTCAAAACCAATTAGACGCAAGTTGGTTAATATTGTTTGAAACTAATGGCGAGAAATATACAGTAACTAGTAGAGGTTTACGATATGTATTTGAAAGTGATAAAGAATTAAGTTTTTACTTTGACGGACAAAATAAAATTTATGATAGTGTTACAGGTCAATTAGTAAAAGATAAAATTAGTATTCTTAATTTTAATACTAAGCCGGATAGTTTAGTTGCTTTTAATAATGATATTAATTGGGAAATTGTTAATACATTCCAAAACGCAGATGGATACGTAAACAGTAAAAAAGTTGAAGTTAGTTTCTATGATTTAAATGACGACGGTAGTGTTGATGACCCTGATGTATTTGATGTTGTAGTTGATCCATTAACATCACCTAACACAAAATATATTTTCTTAAAGAAAGAAAACAGCGATCAAGGATTTACAAAATATAACTACTATGCTCAAGGTGATACTATAAGGGTAGTTACAACAGAAGCAGAAATTGGTGCGTACAGTCAATACGAAGAAGGTACTGTTTTCTATATTACTAAAGATGGAAACTTTAAAGTTTTAACAGGCAATCTATTAGTACTATCAACTGACTACCAAGCATATGTAGGACGTGATAATTTAAAATTCCATTATGTACATAGTGCTGATGAAGCAAATAGAATTGACGTTAGTGCGTCAAATATTATTGATGTTTATATGCTTACAAGAGCATACGATGTAGAATTTAGAAAATTTATAGCAGGTACAATACCTACTATGCCGTTGCCGTTAAGTTCAGACGCATTATTTCAAAATTTTGGATCTAGTATAAATGCTTATAAATCAATTAGTGATGAAATAATTTATCACCCTGTAAAATATAAAGCATTGTTTGGTAAAAACGCAGTAGAAACTTTACAAGCAACATTTAAGATTGTAAAAAATACAGGCGAAGTTATTAATAACAATGAAATAAAAGTAAGAGTGATTAATGCAATTAATAGATTCTTTAGTTTACAAAATTGGGATTTTGGAGATACATTCCATTTTTCAGAACTAGTTGCGTTTGTTGTAAATCAAACAGCACCTGATATAGCAAACTTAATAATTGTTCCTAATCAAGCATCACAAGGATTTGGTAGTTTGTTTGAAATTAAATCAGAGAATGATGAAATCTTTATTAATGATGCTACAGTAGATGATATAGAAATAATTGATGCTATTACAGCAAGTAGAATACAAGCAACAGGTAATGTTATTACAGCTACAAATACAGCATCAACAGGCATACAAAGTCAAGCACTTACAACTACAGCAAATACTACTTCAACAACTAGTACAGCAGTAAGTAGTTCAAGTAGTAGTTCAAGTAGCTCGAGCAGTAGCTCAAGCGGTTCAGGGTCTAGCGGCGGAAGCGGAAGCTCCGGCGGCGGCGGATATAGTGGAGGTTACTAAGAATGGCGCAAGACGAATCAGGTCTTCCAACAAGCGGAAATAGAAAACGAAGTAGCGCAGATTTACTTCCAAGATATTTTAGAACCATTGCTAATAAGAAGTTTATAT